CTTGTTTAATAAGGTTTCCGGCAACCTCATATGTTCTTGGGTGCTCACTTTCTTTTGCAAGTTCCAATATTCCTTCAATTGCTGTTTGGCCTTTCTCAACTAAATTGTAGAAGTTTTCTCGTTGGTATTCATAATCCTCATCTACATCATTGTTAGATATTCTAATGTCAACTTCTTTTTTAACTACTTCAAATAATTTCCCTTTACTAACACCTTCTTTATTATCAGAAATTACACCTAATGTCTTATCAATCTTATTCACTTACTTATCCGTTCCTGTTTCCGAATCATACTCTTTCGCATCTTGATAGAAAGAAATCGTTTCATTAAACCCAAAGTTATCATCTGCATCAGCAGTATCTGGTTTTGGTGTAACGGTATATCTCTGTTCACGTTTTGGAGACTTATCTGGTAAATTAGTATATTGGTCCGCCTGAACAGTTTTAATAACAGAATGAGAAGTAACAGGACCATACAAATAAAATTTTGTAGTAAATGCCAATGTATATATTATAGCTCTACGAGTTTGGAAATCATTTTGATAATCATCCTCGTAACTAATGCCATTTAAAATAATAGGAACGTCTTTTTTAATTCCCATATCTGCCATATCATTAATTGTAATAGTATAATCTGGTTGAAAATATGGTAATATTTGTTCTACAATTTGTAAAGCATCTTCAGATTGTTTTGCCATAATATATAAAGAAAATTCTAAATTATATGGTACGGGCATATATTGTGTATCAAGTTGTTCTGATTTCCCGACCTTAACTTTTTTAAATTTTTGAACTCTATTTAATTTTCTTGTCGAGTCATAAGACAAATTATTAATTTCAAACCCAATTCGTGGTAATGTAATTGCTACAGACTTACCAAGGTCTGCATCTTCATTTAAACGAACTAGATATTTATCTCTCGGACCGTAGGCCAAAGGAACTTTCATAGTCTGAATAATATTCCCACTATTATCTTTACGAACCAATTGTATACTGTTAAACATTGTTCCAAATGCAACAACTACCTTTCTTATGGTTTCGTGATAAAATTGTTGTCCTAACATTACGTTCCTCCAGCATCACCGAATGGATTTGTTTCGGTAAAGTCTAATATAGTGTCATCTGCTTCATCAAATATCTCATTCTGTGAAGTCTTATCCGTAGTGTCTCCAACAATATAAGTTTCTTGAAGTAGGAAACTATGACCATCTTCAAGAACAATAGTTTCACCAACTGAACTAGAATCATCTTCACCAGTAATGTTATCACCATCTGTTTCTTCTAACAACAAGCCTTGGTCACCAGTTGTACTAATACCAATTTCTAATCTTATATTTTCGTTTACAGCAGAAGATTGTTCCAAAGTAGTCTGGTGGTCCATTGCATCTAATGAATATGTCGTTTCAATAGCATCTACCGCAGCAATATCAGTATCTATTATCTCTGAACTATAAGAGAATAATCTACAATTCATTTTATATACAGGATTATTATCTAATTGATGGAATGGGTCATCATGGTCAACAAAATTAATTTGAAAAATTTTACTTAATGTGGGATGATATATTAAATCTCCCTCTTGTGGTCTATCAGAATCCGTAGGTGTGCTTTCAGAAATTAAATATCCACTTTCATACGAACTAGAAATATCTACTACTGCACTATCCAAAGTACCAGATTCTAATACGATAGAACCAGATAATGTATCTGTACCACTTTCAATAGTAATCTGTTTTGTTAAATCTTGAAATCTATTTTTACTTACGACAAAGGTTATTTCACTAAGATTTTGTAAACCATACTGAGACATTAATTCTCTTTGGCCGGCATATCCCCCGTCTGAATCTTCTACATACATTTCAATTTTTGCTTGAGTATCAAATTTAGAAAGTTGGTCTTCACCAAAAATGGTATCTTCAGCAACCAAAGTTCTGTCTATGTAATAAACATCATGGCCATAAATTTGTATTGCTTCTGCAACCAAATCAGCATAAAGATTTTTTTCTGTGGTGAGTGCAGCTGACCCACTAGTATGAAATGCAGTATTAACAGCCATATTATCCTACCATATGCATGGGGGGCAATTCATATGCAAGTTGAATTTGTTCTTCTAATTTTGTAAGTTCTTCATCAGCTTGACTATATAATGTTTCTCCATTCATCGTTACCCCACCCAACATTGTAACACCATTAAATTTAGAAAGATTTGCACCCCATTGTTTTTTAATGAGAGCAGTAGCATATCTTTTTAAGAAAATGTCATTGTAAATATCAGCATATGATGTGGGGTCTACTTTTCTCCAACATTCTATAACAATATAATCTTGGTCAGCAACTACATCATTTGCCCAATCCATATCCAGATAAAGACGATTTTGATGTTGATTAAATCTAATAGGTGTTTCACCAACCAAAATATGTTGTAAATAATCTAAATGTTGCATAGTTGTTTCATAGTGGACTATGGATGTTGAAGAAAAATCATAAAGGTCATTCAGTCGTAATTGATATCTAACATCAAACATGTTAGCTGTGGAACCCTCATCAAATGGAAATATCTGTACAACAGAAAGAACAGTATCAGGAACAGGTATCCAGTTGTTACCCTCTTTCCAAGTTGATGTAACTGAAGTATCTATGGTATCCGTTGCGGTAACACTTGTATCTGACCGGGCTCTTGTTACATCTGCTGACGTAATAAGATGTTTTAGAAACATTTTTTCTACACCATCATAATGATATTGTGCAAAATATTGAAGTGCTTCGTCTATACGGTCATCTGCTTGGTCATCAGAAACATTAATATCCACAACTCCATATCCAAGAGCTCTTAAACAATATGTTTTAAATGTTGCTTTAGTTGTTGGGGTTGCCATGGCTTATCCTCTTTTAACTATTTATAATAGTTTTAAAACTGCTAAACAATTAGGTCCAAATTCTACACCCTCCTCTATCCAATCTCCAACCTTCATAAACCCCGATTTGTTATAAGCTGGGAGAGCTGTCTTACGTGGCAAACTCCATATCCATTCACATCCTTCTTGTATTCCTTGTTGTATGGTTGCTTTGAGCAATATTTGAGCAAGTCCTTGAGTTCTATAATCTCTATCGACGTATAAACCTCTGGAACGATAGACTTTATATTCTGTCCTAAATCCACTATTAACTCCTATAATCTTATTATTATCTCGTATACAAAAAAATGTTGGTTCATATTTCAAAATTTCTTTTTGTTTTTTTGTTATAGATACGTTGCAAAATCTTATCCACTGACGAACATCCCAATACAAAGCACTTCTGGATTCAATTTTACTGACTCTATTAGGCCACAGTTTCTTGTTCCAAATTGGTAACACATCATCAAAAGTACAAATTTCACAATACATATTATTATATATGATTATAGTAATTTATCCATTTAGTTATCCTCTTGTTTGTATCTTTATACTAATTTATGATAATCCTTCCATTCATGGGGGCGATTCATCCTATGAGTAAAATGCACGAACTTAATATCAGGATGAAACTCCCCACCCAAATATATATATTCGTTTCCTGTTAATTCTCTATATTTTCTTACCATCTGAACATTCCATTTCGTCATGTTCTTCCCATAATTTATATTCTCCTCAACTATCCAACGGGTAAACCAAGCATCAGGTAAAGTAATTACCTCCAATCTTTCTTTTGCAGAATCCTCAACAAAATATTGTTCACCATTAACTGGACCCCGTGTAGTTCCATTTTCAATATAATATTGTTGCCACTTTTTAATGTCACTCATAAACTTGTCATAAATATACCTACAGTCTTTGGGGTGATATTTAAAAAATCCTCCATTGATAATAAACGAATGGTTCTTTCTATCTCTCCACCAACCTGGCATGGCTACAAACTGTCCTCGTTTTACAGGATAATTAAATACCTCTTCATAATCATTTGTTAGAATAATATCAATATCCATTACACAAATGGGTTCATCAATATCTAATTGCATACCCCACATTTTATTCCATTGAAGTTTAATTTCTGGATGATATGGTTCTCGTATCCAAACAAATTCGTG